GATGTCGGGCGCAGCCCTAGTTACCAGCGCAGCCGGTTATCCAAAAGTTTAGCGTCCTGCTGCTGCTTTCAACCTTTCATATAAATCGCGGTCAGTACGGAACAGCCGTGATTGTTCTGTAAGGTTGAAGGATTCAGGCAGGAACGGGTTTTTCGTGCCTGCAGCAATGTCGCCAGTGCTGCGACCGATAGGAGCACCGCTGCCCTGAGGCTTCGGTTGCTTCTGCATCCAAGCAGGAAGAGTTTTTGCCCATTCACCGATCGGTGTGCGCTCATAACCCTTGACAACTACAACAGTGCCATCTGATTCGCGCTCGATCTGATCCTTGAGAATCTGAGTCCGCAAGATCATGTCGGGGTCATGCACGACATCAGCAAGAGCAGTGACCGCAGGGCTCAAAACCTCTAGCTCGCGCACTTGGGCTTCAAGTTCAGCAATGCGCTTGTCCTTTTCGGCTGTTGCTTCACGGAACTGCTGCTCAAGAGCTTCTCTCGCCTCTTGATATTTGCCCTGTGATTCAAGCTGCTCCTGTTCGTAGTTGCGCTTAAATTCGAGCAGCTCATCAACGTTCACTCCATCCGGCAGCTTTGACGCCTTGGATTTTGCTTGACGGAGTTCGGTGATCAGTTCCTGATTTTTGCGCTCAAGAGCTTCGACACTGCGCTGCAACGCTTCAGCATCAATCCCAGTGGCCGCAGGCTCTTGGGTTTGGTTCTCATCAGACATAAATAACCCGCAGGGTTAAATTGCGCCCCACAGGTTATCATCACTCGGCCTTTTTTGCTTACTTAGCCCTCCGCTTCTTGGATTTTCCGGGCTTTGCGTATCCGCTTTTGGCTCCTTGCTTTGGCATCTTGTTTGACTTCATTCCCTTTTTGCTCTTTTTCATCGGCATAGTGCCAATCCACAATTTCTGACAAAAGTCTAGAGCCGTCTGCAGTAGCCCAGCCTTTGTCGGTGTAAACAGCAGGTATCCAGGCTCCGTCATGCAGAGCCTCTACAGGATCGCTCTTGATATGAAAGATCCCTTCATTTTTAAAGTGTCTAAGACTGGGCCGCTCCATAACGTCTCCGAAGTTGTTCCAACGTTAGTTCACTGCCGTCATCGCGCACGAGTTTGGCAATCGCATCTTTACCGCCATATTTTTCAGTAAGTAAATCAAAATAGGCGACTTTTTGCTTGCCCAGTACTTCAGCTTTTGTGGCAGCATCTTGTTTACTTAGCCAGTCGCCATAGCTTTGATCAATTGGCACTGGTCCATCCATGCTGGCACGCTTTGCTGGTGGCGGCGGAGTAAAGCCCAATTCCTCATAGTCAATTACCGGAACTGTTGTTGACCTGCAATTGAAATGCTGCGGAGGAGTTGGACCTTTGCCATACTCAAATTCTCTACCATCCAATGCACGGCAAATGCTGCTGGTCCTGGCATCCAATGTCGCCACATACCTGTATTTTTTAGTAATGTCCTGATTCGCCTCATAAACTTGTTGGCTGGCAGCATTGGCGACCTGATTAACACTTGTGCGAACTAACGTCATAACCTGATGATCGGCTGCTTGAGTAAGCTGTCCGCCCTTTTTCGCTAATTCCTTAACACTGCCCGCAGAACCAAGCTGCAAATTGCCAATTAACTGTTTTGCGATAACAGAAGTCGGATCACCTGTTAAAAGCCCGTTTCGCACCACTTGTGCAAAACGCTCAGCTTGATCCACAGATATACCTCGAAATGCTTTTTCAATGATTTCCCCATTCGGCAAAGTTATTTGCACTCCTTTTGCCGCAGTAAGGCTGTAAGTTTGTGGGGCGCCATTAACAGCGGCAAACAAATCATCGCTTAAAGTCACCACATTGATTTGAGTCGGATCTGTTGTGGCAACTGATCTTGCGAACTGTGGACTAATTTCAACAGTATTTACCGCATTGCGGGCACCAACAGGCAAAGCGCGTCGTAATTGATCTTCAACAAATTCAGACTGCAACAATGCCAGCCCTTGCAACTCATCGGCGATCGTCTCAACACTTGATGCCGACCAGTTGTCTAAAGATTCTTTTAGCTGTGCCAAAATAGCCCGCAACCTTGCAGCCTTAACTGGAGCAGCTAGTTCATCAATAGTTCGGAGTTGATTAACAGCATAAATAATTATGTCATTGTATGAAATCACAATATCTCTGGCGACGCTATTGCTATAGCGATTTAGATCAATTGCATTGCGATAAAGGCTGGCTGGTGTTGTCACGGATCTATCCCAATGTCGGCAGGGTTGCAAGCCGTAATTGAGCAGACATCGGCACCTTGTTTTAGTGCTTCTTTGAATAACATCAATAGTGCTTCGCCGGTTTCCCTATCATCGCCTTGAATGTTCATCTCTTCTACGGCATACACTTTGCCTTGCTTGAACCATGACAGTCTGACAATGGCGAACAGTGATGGCGGCAATTGGCCCTGAACGCAGGAAAGTTGCTGCTTGCGTGGTTTTTTAAAAGCGCCCATCGCTAGACATGTCAGCATGAGCCCATCATGCCGGAATTTCATCACCTGTATCCAATTCGACTGTTTCCTCAGGTATTTGTTGCGTTGCTCGCGGCTCAGGTTGTGCCATTTCAATTAGTCCGCCATTTTGTGTCGCCTCCAATTCTTCCTCTACATCAAACTCATCACCCAAGACCTCACCTTCACTCAACTGATCGAGCAGAGTTTTTTGTGTGATCGTGCCTGCTGTATAAAGTTGAAGCAGCGACTGAATTTCTGCAGGCTCCAAACGCGAACCAAGGAAGTCACGATTAACGTAACAGCTGCCAGCCTCAGGGATGTTGAGATAACTCGCGTGATAAACCAAACAATTGTCGATCAGATCTTGCATGTTTTGGGCAATAACCATCATGGTGCTATCGCCTTGGCTGCGATCAATACGCTTAGCTTCGGCAGTTTCAGCAGACAGCTTTTGACCAAGAACGGCAGACAAGCCAAGCTCATTGATCTGGTAGGAGATTTGTTCTAAACGCTTAAATTGAGCATCAAAGCTGTTACCGCTAGGTTCAATATATTCAGCTCTGCCGTCTGACGGGAAAGCGATAGCCTCACCTGGGCCTGCAGACACCTCTTCTGCACTAGCCGGGAAACCATAAAACGCCAGCATTGGGACAGCACTGATATGAAGCTGATTATCTAGATCCGACTGGATTTGATACGCCTTCAGGTTTAGTTCCGCAATGTCTTCCATTGGCGGACGTGATTCCATAAAATTAACGCGGTTGGCATAAGCAACGCTGAATGGAATCGCATCTAGTGTAGTAGTACCACTGTCATGAATTTGAAAGTCGCCAGCTTTTTCATCCCGGCGATGAATCTCAAAAGCGCCTGGCGTCAAAACTCGAATTTGCTCAACTTCTTTTTCGCCATACAATCCGTCTGGCACAACAACACGCTCCATCAGCCTGAGTTGGCTAAGTTGTTGCTGACCTTCTTTTAATTCGGTGCGCCAGCCTAAGATGTCACGCGGCGTATAACAGCACCAATACGGTCTTCCGTTCTCACCAGCAGCAGGTGCATCCACAAGCACGCCAACATGCCCATAACGCACCATTTTTCGCGTGGTTTCATAGGTCCAAACATTCAGATCGTTGCCGAGCAGATCTACGTCAAACAGCTGTTCCCGAACTGCATCTGATACATCATTAAGTCTTATCGGCTTACGCGTTAACATGCCAGCCAGCATCCGCTCTAGCCGAACGTAATAAGGCGCCAATACAGACCGAGCAAGCCTGTTGTCATAGCTTTCATCTAACTCGCGTGGTTCCTGTGGAAGATAACGGCGATGGCGGCGCCTCATTTCGAAGGTGCCGCCAATCAGATCTTCCACCAGAACCCAGTGTGGTTCTTGATTGTGCCAAGCGGCGTTTGGATCGTTGACCTGCGCTACGCGGCTGGTCAGTTGTCGATCGTAATGCTGGAAACCAGAATACACCGCTTTATAGCACAGGCTTCAGCTCAGTTTAGTCGTTCGACATCTTCGAGCTGATTTGTCGCCATGTATAAATCGACAATAATGCCTAAAGCCTCAGCTCGTCTTTTTGGTCCAGTCAAGCCGAAATGATGGACGACCCGATCAACAAACATTTGTCGTGCATAGCTATGTTGCATTGAAATAGAGACTTTTTTCGTTGGGCAATCTTCAATGTCAATAGGCGACTTAACTGGCAATTCACATTGCTCAGTTTTTACAGGTTGCTCGGGCTGCACTTTGGCGACAAAAGCCTGAATATCTTCTGACTGCAGATCAAAATGCAAAGCATTTACAGTCCACTTTGTTGTTCCTGGCTTTCGGCAAAGACGCGGAGGCGTAATGAATAGAGTCGAGCCAACAGGCAAAGTTTTAGGATTTACCGTTTCTTCGTCATCAGGGTAAACAAATGCCTGTTCGCCATCAGATAGCAGGCATTTGGCCCATGGGTAGTTTGGGGCGCCTTTGCCAAGAATGACGGCTTTGTCAAACTTGAAGTCGGCTTGAGCAGTGATCGGAGTCGAATGAGTCATGAGAGTCGAGTTGGTAGGCAGATCGAGTACAATCTGCCTATCAATCATACCACTTTCGGTTATGGCTCAAGGCGTCCGGGTTCAACTTGTAATGCCAGCACCGATTGCAGAAATGCTAAAAAAAAGGGCCGAGCTGGAAGGTAGAACCCTGTCCAGTCTCGGCACTTACATTATTGAGTCGGCTCTTAAGCAGCAGCTTCTGCCAACTCCCGCTCCTCAAAAAAATCAACCAAGTTGTTCGCCTCTTGGGTGATTGACTGCAGAGTCACAGATTTGCGACCAACTTTAATTTCGAACTCATCGCCAGGCTTAAAGCCCATTTCCTTGACGTAGCCCTCGCCAATCTGCAATTTACCGTTGAATTGAACCTTGGTCTTGTAGGTCAAGGTTCGACCTGGCTTGGCAGCTGCGCCAATTTCCAAGCCCTTGGCAGCAAGAATCGCCTCATAAAAGGCGGTAAAGCACAATTTGCCATTTTTGACATAGCCGCACTCGCGCACAAGCTCTGATTTGGATACGTCCTTCAGTTCCTTGACTTTGGCAATAAGTTCTGATCCGGTCAGCATAGAAAAAGTTCCGTGACGCCAATTAGTATATCCTGACTCCGGTGCCTTTGCCAGATCGGGCATACATCATGTTGAAAGCCCCAAGTATGAGGTAGCCGAGCCCATCAGTCCAGTGCTCGATATTCGCCGACTTGTCAATCACATAATCATCGGCACCCTGCTTGTAAGTTACGTTTTTTAACGCTTTAATTGTGTGCTTGCAACGCGGATGAATAAAGAGCTTCATGTGCCCATCCGCAGTTCGGATCATCCAGTTAGTTGCGTTGATTTTGTCTTTTACCGCCCAGGGTGCTTTGGGGCTAATGCACTGGAATCCGTATCTTCGGATAATGTCGTGATCGGTGCGACCCGCTGAAGAAGTCTTGCGGGCGCTCCCTGTTGGATCTGGATAAGCAATAATTTTCCTGTTTGGGAATCGTTCCTTGAGGAGTTGGCAAACTTCATCGGTATTGGATTGTTTTACAGCGAGTTCATCCCAGATATGCACAGTATCACCGACACGAGAAGCCAAAACGCCAGCCATGATACCAACGTTAAAGTCAGTGCCCCAATAGATTTCTCCGCCTGTGTCTTTGACATCTTCGGAGATGTTGTCATCGCTGAAGTCAGGGTAGACGCGACCAGATAGTGTTTCAAAGCTGGCGAGATATTCCTGCCTAAAAGTTCGCTCATCAAGAGTGCGACGTGCAGCTTCGACTTCGGCTGGCGGCACATTTCCGCCTTCGACAGTTGTGTAAGAAAAGGTCTGCCAATCTTCTTCTAGCTTCGCCTGTTCCCATAAGTCGTGAAACCAGTTCAGGCCAGATGGAGTTGTAATGAACCAAGCTGGCCCGCCTTGATCCGAAAGCGCTGGTCGCAAAACCATTTCCCACGCCTCTTGTCTGACATAAGCCGCCTCATCAACAACCAATGCCGACAGCGAAATTCCACGCAAAGAGTCAGGATTATCGGCACCTTTAAGTGCCAAGATACTTCCATTCTTTAGTTCAACAGTTAGTTCGGCTTCGTTTTTGGCGAGAAAGACTTCAGGTGGCACCATTGCTCTTAGCTGCCGCCAAGCAATTTGTTTTGCCATTCGGTAGTTTGCCGTGACATACCAGCACAAACTGCCGGGCTTTTCCATCGCCCAGTTAATAAGACGAGTAATACAGAGATAAGTCTTTCCAAATCTGCGGCCTGAGCAAAGCAGTTTAAATCGCTCAGGTGCGTCATAAACCGTGCGC